CATCCGAAACTGTTAAGATAGTCAAGATTATAGACGAGGGCGTATTGGGTAAGAACGCTATCGTTGAAGCGAAAGTTGGCGCTGATGGTACTGCGACAGGGTTTAGAATTATAGATTCAGGGTTCTCATATACTCAAGGCGAAAGAGTTCGTGTCAATGAATCAGGAAGAACCAATTCATCGCAAGCGGTTGTTGACTTGACATTGCTTGGCGCTGCTAACTCTCAAGGATACTACGCTACTTCCAGAAGCCATGTATCAACCAAAAGGGGTTTCATTCAAGATAGTAAATATTATCAAGAATATTCATACCAAGTTGTTGCCCCATTAGCTGTTGAAAGATACAGAGATATAGCATTAAAGTTGGTACATCCTGCAGGACAGGCTCTATTTGGTAAGTATCAACTACACTCGAACGTAAATATCGACATAGCAACTTCAAGAAAAAATACAACAATGCTAAAATCTGCTGGTACGGTTTCTATCGCTGAAGATAGTTCTAGCATAGTTGGAACTGGCACTGAGTTTACTTCTCACTTCGGTACTGCTAATTCCATGATTGTAGAAATAACTGAAAATAACTACATCAACATTCCGCTAAATAGTGTAACAAATGATACAACAGCAACTGCTAAAATTGCATGGAATGGTTCTGCGATTTCAGGCGCTAAAATATTTTACAGGACAGGTGAAATAACCTAATGGCAACTTATAGATACGCAACTAAAGAATTATCAATAGCATCTGCTAAGGCTTTCATGGAGAAAGTTCAGCATGTGGATGAATCGTCAACAGAAAAAGGATCATCAATAATTTATGCTGTATTGGGGCATAGTAATGATTGGATCAATGAGCCTACTCAAAATATTATACAACCAACTAGACAGAATTCCGAATTAGAACCTTACCGAAACTTTATTGGCGGTAAGAAAATATCTTCTGGTGATGTTTCTCATGTTGCTCGAAGAGTTGATTGGGTTTCGGGTACAGTTTACCCGATGTATAAAGATACAGTTGAGAACTTATATGATACTGATTTTTATGTGTTGACTGATGAATATAATGTATACAAGTGCGTGTACAATAACAAAAATGCATCTTCTACAGTTAAGCCAACAGGATTTACAGCTTCTTCTATAACCCTCTCTGACGGGTATACGTGGAAATATATGTATAGCATTTCTTTGGGCGATGCTGAGAAGTTTATGACGACGAACCATATTCCAGTCAAAACGCTAACCACCCCAGATAGCACTCCAGAACAAACTAGGCAAGCAGCAGTTCAGAATGCAGCTGTTAATGGTGCTATTGAAATTATAGAAACAGATGTTATTGGTTCGGGTTACTATCAAATAGACAACATCGATGTAGAGGCTGCGACAAGCACTACACTAAGGTTCTCTGGTTTGGGTTCTGGTTTGTATGGGTCATTATCAACTAATGATGATTTCTACAGCGGTTCGAGCGTTTACATAAAGTCAGGGACAGGCACAGGACAACTTAGAAGAATTACAGATTATGTTGGTGAAACAAAAACAGTAACAGTTAATAGTGCATTCACCACAACTCCAGACCAAACATCTACTGCTATTATCTCACCAACAGTAACTATTATTGGAGACGGTTCGGGTGCCCAAGCGTATGTTAAAGTTAATACTGGAACTGGAACTGTTGCTAATGTCAGTGTAATAAATGTCGGGTCGCACTATACTAGAGCTAAATCTTATATTTCTGCATCTCAAGGTTCTGGTGCAACTGCTAACGCTATCATTTCACCTGCGGGCGGTCACGGTTCTGATTCTATTTCAGAACTTGGTGGTGACAAACTAATGGTAAATGTTAAGTTCCAAGGCAGCGAAGGCGTTTCTTCAACAGGTAGAGGGTATATCCCAGCGAATACTGAGTTCAGAACGATTACACTACTGAAAGATCCAATCCTAAAGGTCAACTCAAATAATGAACCAGTGTTGGTTGAATCAGTTGCTAATACTTCAAACAGCCCAAGCACTTTACGATTCTCTCACCGTGCGACAATCTCATATGAAAATATGGATGGGGACTTGCCGAATAACCCATTATATGCTGATGACATAATCACTAACGAACGAATGAGATTAGCTGCGGAGCAGGGCACTCTAGAGTTTGTTACCGAATTGGTGCCGCAAGATCGAGAAGATAATGCTATGAGAAATGCGCTACAAGGCGCTAATGCACAAATAATTTATATTCGGGATGATGAGGCAAAAGACGATACATCCTTCTATACAATTTACCTAAATAATGTACAGAGTAATGGGGATAGAATAGCGTTTGCTAAAGATGATACTATTTTAAAGAAAGGCAGTGAAGAAAAGATAGCTGTCATTGAAGATTATGTATATCCAGAAGCTAATACGTTTTCTGGGGATGTTCTCTATGTTGAAAATATAGAAAAAATAACAAAAAACCCCGATCAATTAGAAGATATTAAAGTCATACTAGATTTTTAAAGGTATTATAAATGGCATCATTAGAAACCAACTTGAACCAAAGTCCTTACTTTGATGATTATAACGAAGAAAAAAACTTTCATCGTATTTTGTTTAGACCTGGATTTGCTGTTCAAGCTAGAGAGCTTACTCAAATTCAGTCTATTCTACAGAATCAGATAGAGCGATTTGGTGACGAGTTTCTCAACAACGGAACTATCATTAATGGATGCTCTGTAGACCCCGAGAAGTGGTCTTTCGTTAAGCTAAAAGACAGAAACCCAACAAATGAAAACCCAATACTTTTGGGCAGTTTCTTTGATAATGATGCGGTTATAGAAAATGCAACAGTAACAGGCGCAACGACTGGCGTAACTGCTAGATTGCTTTATGCTGTTGAGGGTTCTGAATCAGCAGCCCCAGACTACCTTACAATCTTCGTTTCTTATACTAACTCTGGGACTGACCAAGAAACTAAAACTTTTGCCGATGATGAAACATTAACAATTACAAGAAACAGTGATAGTGTGGTGTTAGTTACAGCGAAGTCTATAGCATCTTCTTCTACTGGTACAGGTTTAGGCGTTTCCTCTTCCGAGGGTATTGTTTATCATAAGGGCAACTTCATTAGATCCCGTGAACAAGTTGGTGTGGTGAGTAAATATACTACAGAGCCGACCGTTCGGATTGGGTTTGAAACTATAGAAACAATTGTTGATTCCAATCAAGATTCATCGTTACTTGATAATGCTACTGGCGCAACAAACTTCACTGCCCCTGGAGCATCAAGGCTAAAAATTGATACTAAAATAGCAACAAGAACCCTGACCTCTGCAAATACTGAGGATTTCTTTGTTGTCGCTGATGTCCAAGATGGTATCATAACTAGAAGATATGAAACAAGTTATGGTGACCTTGAAGATGAAATGGCGATAAGAACATATGAAGAGTCTGGCAATTACGCATTAGAACCGTTTGATGTATCAGTTCATGAGCATTTACGAAGTTCTACGAATCAGGGAGTATATGGTCCAACTGGTTCTGATACTGTTGGTGATAGTAATAAATTGGTTATCGAAACTGATCCCTCTACTGGCTATGTTAGGGGTTACAGAACACAACTGGTTAAGGCTGATAAGAAGTCAATTGATAAGGCTACTGAGACTGACACGAAGCAGGCTGTTACTGTTGGGCAAACTATTGGTAACCATGTTATTTGCCAGAATGTATTCGGTACGTTTAGTTCACAAGAGTTAGACCTAGTTAATATTTACGATCAAGCTCAAACTGCGACAACTGGTGGCGCTGATACTACCCAAGAAGGGTCTTCTGTAGGTACTGCTAGAGTTCGTGGGTTTGAGTATCATGAACAAGGAAAGTATAGAATATATCTTTATGATATAAAAATGAATTCTGGAAAATCATTCCAATCTGATGCCAAATCATTAGTTATTGTAAACTCAATGGCAACAAATAAGAGTTCATATGCTAATATTGTACTAGAGAGCGGTACTGCTAAACTTAAAGATTCAAACTTGCTTAATCTTGTTTTCCCCTTACAGAGTTCTGGTGTCAAGGCATTAACTTCTTCTCAATATGTTTACAGAGAAGAGCAGGATATTACGATAAATTCCAATGGTACGGCTGCCGTTAATATTGAAACTGCCCCAGCTGGAGGTACTCATTCGTTTAATGATACTGGCGACCTTTCTAGTTCTGATAGAACTAATGTCATCATAGTATTTAAAGATGCTGACGCTGGCACAACCACCAAAGTTGGTCAAATATGGGATTGGGCGCAAGGCGGTACAATAGATTCAACCGCATCAACCATGACGATAGACTTGGAGGAGACTTATTCCTCAGATATGGCTGCTACTGTCTATTATAATGTACTGCGGGCTTCATCCACCCCTGCATCTAAATCATTAAATTCATCTAGATATGTTCATATTGATACAACTTCAAACGCTGCTGGTCCATGGAACCTTGGTGTTCCTGATGCATTTAAACTAGAAGCAGTTTACAGATCTACCGATGCTGACGTTGCTAATATTGGCGAAGACATTACTTCCCATTTTACATTAGATGACGGTCAGAGAGATTCTTTCTATGATGGCGCTAGGCTATTTAAGAATTCAACAAGCAGTATAGATATAAACAACGAAGACCTTATCGTCAAGTTCAGCTACTTTACTACATCTAGAACTTCTGGTTTGGGATACTATACTTTAGAATCATATCCTGTTGATGATACCAACCCAGATGATACGACTAAGATAACTACACCAGAAATCCCATTGTTCGCAAGAAGTTCTGGAGAGTTAATCGACCTTAGAGATTCTGTTGATTTCAGACCAATAAAAGCCAATACATGTGCGCCAGTGACTACGGGTACAGCGCCATCTAATCCATCGGCATTGTCTACATACAATATCGATTCTAATGGTAGCTTTTTCCCAACTCCTGATGAAAACTTCCAGGCGAACATTGAAAAGTATTTACCAAGAGCTGATTTGATTGTTATGAGATCTACTGGAGAAATCCGTGTAATCAAAGGCGCTTCTGACGAAAACCCTTTACTTCCTCAGTCTGATGAATATTCTATGACTCTTGCCGAGGTCTTCATTCCCCCATATCCATCATTATCTCCATCGGCAGCTGCATTTTACAATAGACCGAAATACGAGGTTATAGTTAATCGTACTGACAACAGAAGATTGACTATGGAGGATATGAGGCGTCTTGATGACGAAGTTTCGCTTCAGCGTGAGATGATAGCGTTGAATAGCAAAGAGATTCAAGCATTAACAAGAAGCGTGTTAACTGATGCCGACCCACTAAACTGTGCCGAGCCTCCTAAGGATAGTGTTGTTGTAGATCCGCCTGCTGACCCTGTTATTGAAAATACATTGAGAAGTTCGGATTACCCATTCACCAGAGACCCTTTGCGTGTAATACCGACTCTTGAAGATATGGAATTTAAACTGAAAGGCGGGTCATTTGATGCTGCGTTGGTTTCAAATACTGTATTGACTCTAGTTCCGACTGGGAGTAGTACGTTTGTGAACCAAACATTCGCTACCCAGCCCAGACAAGTAACTGTTAAGAGTACTGCCCCTGCCAAATTGTATAATGGGCAAATGTCAACAACTCACGCTGTATGTGCTATTGAACAAATTGTTGACACTGTTGTTGCACCAACCCCGCCAAAACCAACCCCAGCAACTCCAGTAATTAAGCCTGTCACTAGTACAACGACTGGCTCTTATGGTGGAGTCGGGTACGGATTTAACTGG